GTAAAATTTTCGTGGCGATGGCTGAACCATCAGGAGCAGAGGTACCGAAGACATCAGCGTATTTAAAAGGAGATGAGTTGTCTACAGACAGCGGGCCCTTGTTATCCGTGTTTGCATTACAAGAAATTATGATGAAAGTACGACAAGCTCAGAGTGATTATGTGGCGGCGGCGAGAGACGTGGACATGAGTGTGCCTGATGTAACTAAAATTGTAGATGGGATTAAAGCTTTATCAGAGACGAAACTTTATGAAATAGTCAAAAAACCACCGACGTCTTTTCGTCATGTTGTAATGCAATCGAAGGATAAATTTCTGCGTATCGATACATATTATGAGCGTATGTCAGAGGTAGGAGAGGCGACAGATGAAGAAAAACCCGAACTGTTTTATCAGACAATTATTAAGAAAATACGACACTTATGCAAAGAAGGTAGCTTTATACTACACGATATACCGACGCATGATCATCGAGGATTAGAGGTTGCCGATGCAGAGATATTGGGCGTTGACTTCAAGAATATATTACCTATGTTGACCGCAGAGCACAGAGCGATGGTGCAAAATTTACTAGATGGCGCGGTAATCGAGAACGGAAATGTAGCGACGAGGGATGTCGATATTTTTCAAGGCGCATGCTCGGACCCACTCTACCGGGTATATAACAGATTGCAAGCGTATATCGCTGGAATTCAAGGTGATGATCTACGGCGTGCGATGGAATGGTTAGCCAGATTGGGGAGGAGGAAGAGAATTACATTCTCGCAAGAGTATCTGACTGATTTTCGTCGTGGTGATACTATTTGGATTCTAGCGTTGCAACTACCTATCAACCCTGCGGTAATCTGGGATGTACCGCGATGCGGGATCGCTAACCTGATTATGAACATTGCAACGTGTGCTCCGACAGGTGAGTATATTTCCCCAAATCCGAGAATTTCTGCCATTACGTTAACACAACGGATCACAACAACAGGCCCATTTGCGATATTGACGGGGGCAACACCGACAGCACAACAGTTAAATGATGTTAGGAAAATATATTTAGCTTTAATGTTCCCAGGACAAATTGTCTTAGATATTAAAGTAGATGCATCTGAGAGGATGGACCCTACGGTGAGGATGGTTGCGGGGGTAGTTGGTCATTTAATGTTTACGGCAGGAAGAAATTTCACTAACATTACGCAGCACATGGCTAGACAGCTGGATGTCGCGTTGCAAGATTTTTTGCTATACATGCATACGGCGCGCGTTCCTGTACATTATGGGCCGACGGGTGAGCCTTTAGATTTCCAGATCGGACGAAATAGATATGATTGCAACGCATTTCGAGCAAATTTCCAAACTGGCACGGGGTATAATGGATGGGCTGTCGCAGATGTTGAAGTGCGTGAACCGGGAGCGTATGATCATGTACAACGGTTTTTACGGTACTGTAACATTGATTCACGCGAACTAATCCACCCGACCACATTTGGAATTGGCATGCAATACCACGTTTATAACCAAATGATGCTAATGCTTGTGGCGGCAGGAAAGGATGCAGAAGCCGCATACTTAAGACAAATGTTGCCGTTTCATATGGTTAGATTCGGACGGCTAAACCAGATAATAAATGAAGATCTTCATTCAGCATTTTCCTTACCAGATGATCAATTTCAGGCACTATTGCCAAATATGCTACAAGGTATCCATGATGGATTTGACCCGATTGTCCTCGATATCAGCTGGATCTCAATTTGGTTTGCATTCAATAGATGCTTTGAACCGACTAAGCGAAATGAATTATTGGAAGTTGCACCGTTAATTGAATCCGTGTACGCCTCAGAGTTGTCAGTTATGAAAGTAGACATGCAGCACATGGCTTTACTACAACGACGCGCACCCGATACGCTTATCAAAGCGCGGCCTACACATTTTTGGAAAGCAGTTTTGGATGTATCTCCAGAGCCAGTTAGAGAACTAATGGACTTATCGCACGCCCATCATTTCATAAACCTACGTGATATGATGCGATGGATGAACTTACCTGCGTTACAAGATTCGCTTAAATTGGTATTGGAGCGTGAAGCATGGGCGATCGCCGCAGATATGGAGGAATTGATGTTGGTGGATCAGGTGTACATGCATCGGGATGCGCTGCCCGAACCGAAATTGGATGACATCGAACGATTCAGACAGGAAGGCTACTACTATACCAATATGTTGGACGCACCGCCTCAAATACATCGTGTTGTCCAGTACACGTACGAGATTGCCAGACTACAAGCCAATATGGGGCAGTTTAGGTCTGCTTTACGTCGAATTATGGATGAGGACGAATGGGTTCGCTTTGGTGGTGTTCTACGCACGGTTCGAGTCAAATTCTTTGATGCGAGACCGCCTGAAGATATATTACATAAATTACCATTTGACTATACGACAAATGATAAGGGGGGTTTAGCGTACGCGACAATTAAGTACGCAACCGAAGCGGTTGCGTATTATCTGATTTACAATGTTGAGTTTTCCAACATGCCTGACTCATTAGTGTTGATTAACCCAACGTACACGATGACCAAGGTGTATTTGAATAAACGTATCGTAGAGAAAGTGACGGTAGGGCAGATCTTCACGCTCTTGAATAAACGGTTTATTGCATACAAGGGAAAGATGCGCATTATGGATATTACCCAAGCGCTCAAGATGGGCACCAAGCTGGCGGTGCCGACTCAGTAAATGGGCTTACGACCACCCATGACCTGACCGACTGCAACGGGAAA